ATCGTTAGGGTCGTTATAGTACTGGGCTCTAAATTGTGTCTTATCAAGATACTTGCCTCGCTTGCTGGCCAGGATTTTCCTGTCGAAGCCGAACCACTTACCGTCAGACCGTTGTTGACGAGGCCACAGGAATTCCCCAGTGCCGTCCCCAGCGTCTTCCACTTGGCGTTCGAAGATCTCGTAGATGGGCTCAGAGCCGATGATCTCACCGTCGTCGTCGTACAGGTCTTCACCCATTTCCAGCATCTCGCTGTACAGGTCCTTGGGGTGGTACCGAGTACCGACAACCCATTCTTGCGCTTCAGCGCCTTCGATGGACGACAGCAGGCTGTACTGAGACTTTACAGAGTTTCGTCCCACTTCGGTGTAGGCATTTTCGAAGACCACAGCGTCATCCAGTACAGCAACATCACAGTGCATCCCAGTAAGACTAGTAGTGAGACCCCCAGTAAACACTGTAGGATCTCGAATGCCTTCTTCTTTGCGGAGCGGATGGTCGACCGCAATTTCACTATTGGTCCACTTCTCACGCTTCCCCTCCTCAGGATGGGTCATCTCAGGCCAGTATCGACGATAGATCGAACTGTCCAAGATGTCCTTGATGAACTTAAGCTGCTTCTCCGCAAGGTTACTGGTGGCGGAGATGTACAAGATACGGACGTCTGGACGCCTGGTGATTTCCCAAGCGACCCGGTACGCGACGAGAGCTGATTTGCCGTGGTCTCGGGGTAACAAGACTAGCTGGTGATGCTTAGCCTCTTGCCGGGTCCACCACGCGCAAAGTTCTTGGTGCACCCCTCCGAGCACACGCTTAGGCGACACGAGACGAATGAACGTTTCGAGGTCAGACTCAGCAGCTTCTCGGATTTCCTGTGCACGACTCAAGAGTGAGGGTTCTTCTTATGTGCGCCCTTAGTGCGGGCGTAGCTTCGGTTCTTATGTTGAGACCCCACGCCCCAATTGGAACGCCGGTTATCCAGTGCGTTCCCATTCTTGTGCATGACGTCTTTGCCGTCGCCCTTCTTGACCTTACCAGCCTTCATCATCTGGTAACGAGCCTTGTTACGGTTCTCCCGCTTCTTGACTTGCTCCGGTGACTTCTGGTACTTGTCTTGGGCCTTGATGTGGCTTTTAGTCGCGTGACCCATTGTCACCTCCAAACACCTTCCACAAGATCCAGGCCACTTTGTCGGTGAGCCACTTCATTTAACTAGTCCGATCCTTTGTGCGTCGTCTTCTTCGGACTCCAAGACTTTTGCTTGCTTCCGAAGTTCCCCAGCCATTTCTTCTTTGCTGGGTCGACCACGATTGTTCTTCTCCCACTCGAAGCCAGCGAGATAACGGTTCGCGGGGAGCTTTTGTTGGCCGTCAGTCTGGGCGATCTCTTCGATCCGGGCCAGGGCTTCAGACCTCAAGAGCATCCGAAGTTCCGCCACCCAGACTTCGTAGGCGTCACGGAACCACTGGTGCTTCATGAGGGCCAACCAGTGTGCCCAGTCCCCGAGGTACGCCATGGCCCACTTGTATCCTGTAATGTCTCGGAGAGCCACGAAGGTCTTCCGAGCATTGATCAGGCCAGGCTTGTCTTCGTACAGACTGAAGACGGGACACCAGACAGCATCGTACCGCTGAACCGTCCAGTTCTCGTAGAAGAGCGTGCCCCGTAGCCAAACGTTGTTGGCGTTCTTGTACGGAGGCCCTGGAAGTCTCTTAAGCTCCGAGTAGTCCATGGGTCTTCAAGTCTTGAATGAGGGCCATGAGAGCCTCTGCAACGTTGGCCGTGGTGGCCGTAGACGTAGCAAAGCCGGTGCGGGTTGCAGTGCCCGTGGGGGTCGTCCAGCCAGAGATGCGGGGACCAACAACCTGGAGGTTGGCAATCTTGTACGCAGCACCAGCTTTGTTCAGATCAAGGAAGTCAGTCTGAAGGATGCGGAGATAATTGATGCCACCCGTCACAAACCCCGTGAGGCGGGGCATGGTGGTGATGGCAGCGGTACCGTCACCCACGTAGAACGACGAGTTGGACATAAACGTCCGGGCGTTGAACTGGCTGTCAGTGGCGTTCTTGACGTAGATACCGTTGGCCGTCATAGACACGGTCCACGAAGTATCGGACGTTGCAGCGTTCATGGGGTCGTTGCTGGTAGACCCAAAGATGGCGAAGGCCGGTGAGCTGTCAGCGGAGCGATTGTAAGCAATCACAACGCCTTTGTTACCAGCGTTGGAGCTTTGGATCATGCCGTCGCTGGCCTGAACCATTGCACGGCCAGAGCCGGTAACGTTGGTGCCACCAGACCACGTAACACCGTTGATGGGGTTCACACCGCCCACGATGCAGGTTTGCTGGCCTGAGTCATTGATGCGGACCTTACCGCCACCACCGGCTTCGTAGCGACACGACACAAGATCCATGAACTGCCCGGTGTTCGCGATGTGGAACTCGGGGGCGTTTCCTTCAAAGGCACAGTGCATAAACTTGTTGCCGTTGCCCGGGTTCACCACAAAGCGGGTGTCAGCAACTTGAGTGCCTTCAGACGAACTGATAAAGAAGCGACCACCGTAGAACAGGTTCTCGTTGACCGTTCCGTTCGACCCCGGGGTGAGATCAAGGGCGATCTTGCCGTCAGCCAAGTCACCAAAGAAGAACTGATTATAGTAAGCGCCAATGGCTGCGGACCCTACGGCCAGCACAGCCATGTTGGTCTCGAAGCCAGACACCTTGGGTACCGTAAACCGGGACCGATAAGGGTTGACAAAGCGAAGACCCACAGTCCCTAGGACCCCAGTCTGGAGCCAGCCAGTGGTGGTCTTGTTCAGGTTGACAATGCTCGGCAACTCCATTGAGTCAGTGTAGAACTGATCCAACGGAGTGTCAGCAGACCCGGTGGACACCTCAACGGCAATGATGGAGCTGTCCCCGGCGTAGTTCCAGGTAGACCCACCAAGCCTACAGGTGTTCCGGATGACACACTTGTTCTTGATGGTGTACGGTCCAGCAGCGGCCCTGAGGGTCTTACCCTTGAGCGCGGCAAAGACGGCTGCGGAGTTAATGTTAGCGGAGTTGTCCGGATTATCGGGGGATGCCCCCAGTTGCTCAATCCAGACTTCGTTGCTGGCCAGTTCCCAGAAGGCACCGTCGGCGGTCTGGAACCAAGCGTCGTGGGTGGGTTGGCTCAGGACCCGTGCATAGACACCGCCGCCAGAGTCACCCGGGGTGGCGTACCCAGCGGTCTGAACGTACCCCGCAGAGCTGGGCACCTTGGCGGCGGTGGCAGAAGCCTTAGACGAGAAGAGAAGGGCGTCGTTACTGGCGACCACAGAGACACTCAAGTCTTGTAGACGAACAGCATCGTTGGGGTTCGCTGGGGCGGCGAGGTTAATGATCCGATTGGTGTTCATGTCCAACACAGCTTCCATCTGGTTCGGACTGGTGCCGTCCCGGGAGAGCGTGTTGTCGAAAGCCTTCTCGATGATCGCGTAGTTGGAGTTGGTCGTCGCAGTGGAGTTGTACCCCGTCTGGACGTCATTTAGTGTAACTTTGGTCAAGCTCGGCGTGCCTGTATGTTGGGGTCAGTTAAGTCGTATTCCCACTCGGACTCGATGTACGACAGAAGATGATGGCTTGGGCTATCAGAAGCTTCGATGCGTCGTAGGGGTCGTCCACTTAGTCGATCGTTAAGTGAGAAGTCATAACCGTATCGGCTATCACAGTTCACAAAGACCACGACTTGGCGGGAATGGCTGTGAGGTATGTGGGCGTTCTCAAGGGGCACGAAGGAGCAAAGACCCGAGTCAGGGTTGGGTCGGTATTCCAAGGCAGCCGCAGGATTGAACGACACACAAAGAAAAAGCGCCACAAGGGGCGCCAGTAGGGTTATTAACTTCGTGGTCACTGAAGATGTGTAACAGATAAAGGATGACGATTAAGAGACCAACCGAGAAGAGATGGCCTATGAGGAAAGATCTAGGATTAAACGATCCAGAAGGGCTAGAGGACCAAAGATCGAAAGACAAAGATCAAAGATGCTTCTATATATCCACATCTATATATAGATTATATCATACTTTGAGACAAAAGTCAAGAGTGTGGAAGCACCAAAAGCAACAAAAGTGGGACGAATGGTCATATGTGTACCCATCCCGAATTTCTATAGGAAAATCCTTAGGTGTGTAATGCATCAATGAGGCACCCCCACGCCCCCACACGTGCCCCAAGTCTTTCCAAGTATTCAGCCAGGGGTCCCCAAGTATTCATCAAGTAACCATTCCCGTGTCCACTTGAGATCTCCCGCGCTTGATTGGCAATCGGCGAGTAACGTCCTCATGGGTACACTCAATCAACACAACCATTGATCTTGTTGGACAACCCCAGTCCACGATATCCATTCACGTGTTCACATATCCGTGTGGTCTCTTGACAAGTGGAAGCGTTGGGGGTAATCGCGCGTGTGTGATCAACACCACAACGCGGGGTGAGTTGTTACAATCTGTTACAATGTGTGACTTGCAACCAGGTCGGAGCGTGGTAGTGTTGGGTTGTCGCCGTCACATGGCGTCGGGTGAACAGGCTCTCATGGGCTTGGGAACCAAGGTCAAAGGACCTTATCATGGCAAAGCGCCTCGGAAGGCGGGAGCGGGCCAAGCGTGCGGCAATCGTCGCGGCTAACCTGCAAGCTCCCAAGGGACGCGATTACACGGCCCTGCCGTCATCATCGTCCGTCGAGCAACTCGGCTCCAAATGGGGCCTGTTTCGTAACCCCGTCAAGCGGACGCGCTTTGTCATTGACAAGTGATCCTCATTGACCTACCTATGTGGCGGCTGGCATTTGTGCTAGTCGGGATAGGGGCAAGCTATCCAACGCGCCGGGCTTACCGGCTACCCTCTTGCTTTAGCGTGAACACCTTGTGTGTATCCGGCTTATGGGCGACGACCGCTCCGGCTTAAGTGACACGTCATGTGTCGAATTAGCGCGGTTGTCTAGTCGCTTACGGTTGGCTCTATGCATTTGGTCAGGGAACGCGCCACCATGTATGCGAACGCATGTGGTGGTGTAGCATGACGCCTAGTAACGTCACGGTGTATCGCCGTGGCCCGATGCTAGGTCAGTCGTGGCACAGGTCCGAAGTCACACCTAGCAAGTGTGCTGTCGGTTACGCCTGTTCCGTCGATTGTCAGTTATGCACATGAACACGAAAGCAAACAAATGTTTGCGCGCTAGTGCATCAAAGCCTAGCGTTAATCATCGTGTCTTCACAGCCCCGACTGTGACTAGGTGGGCGTCGCGCTTGAATTAAGCGGACACACGCAATCAGTCATGATTTGTTGTGTCACATTCTCCAATTCACGATGGTTAGCCCTAGGCTTTGACCTAGGCTGTATGCAATGGTGCAACAGATCATCTGGAGCTATTGTTATGCCTAAGCAAATCAACGTGCCGACTGCCGACCCCAAGGCGACCATCAAGCTGCCCGAATTGCAGTCCGTTCAGGTCATCGGCGCTCGGATCACCAAGGCTGGCACGAAGCTGCTCGCCCTGCGCCAAGAGCTTCACGACATCGCAGTGCAGACCATGCTGCACGCTGAAAAGCATGGTGACGTGACCCTGGCTCAGCGTCTCTGCGACGTCTGCGGCGTGACCATGAACGCTCGCGGTCTCCGCATCTGGTTCAGCCGGTTCACTCCCATCGTCTTCACGGGCGGCGGCGATCAAGCGCCCAAGGCGAAGCTGGCTCCGAAGGGGTCGGCGATCCGCAAGGCTCTGGTCAAGGCGAACGGCAAGGAATGGGCGATCCAAGAAGCCCTGAACGCACCGTTCTGGACCCTGCAAGAGGTCGAGGCCGACGGCAACCGCGTGGTGAAGCTGTCCGACGATCAAGTGATCCGCATGATCTTCAGCAACGAAGCCAAGATGTCGCAGTCCATGGCGAGCGGCACGTTCACCGGCGACGCCAAGAAGACGGCGGAGTTCATGAAGAAGGCGAAAGACCTGGCCTTTGACATCTTCGGGTCCAAGGCGGTCGCCATTCGTGCGGCCGTGCAGGACAAGCTGGGCACCGACGACGACGAATCGGGCCAGCCCGTGGTCAATCCCGGCGTCTCGCCGCATCGTGGCCCGCTCACGGACCAAGACGTGAACGTCGGGGCGGACAAGCAAGTCGCCTAACAACTGTGTGTGGGCGCACATGCACAATCAGTGTGGCAATCAGTCATGATTGCTGTGTGGTTGTGTGTGTGCGCTTGCATGTCTGTGTATGTCTGACATTCAGTCGTCACAGGGAGGGTCTGCAACTATGCATTGGCCGTAGCTAAGGTACTCAACTGGATAGATGAACAGAGTAGTGATCAACGTTGTGGGTAAGCCGACAAACCCTCGATCATATCATTTCAAGGGGCGTGCGATGCGCTGGCTTGCTAACTTGCTGATAGCTGTTGGCGTCTTGGCCTGCGTGTCGTACGCCTCTTTCGTCATGGGAGCGGTAACGTGCAGATAGAGATCAACAGGACGCCGATCAAGCTGTTCAGCCCGCGTGAAATGCGTGAGCTGCGTCGGCCGGTGCAACAGACACTGTTGGTCCACGTCCCCGCCCGTCAGCGGAGAACGGATCAATGACAACCATCGAACTGTGCGTCGTGGCTATGTTTCTGCCCGGGCTTGTGTGCCTGGCCATGGCCGTGTGCGCTTGGATTTTCGCAGCCATTCGAATGATCGTGGGC